TAACGTTTCCGCTGATAAATATGATTTTATTTTGTCATTCATAGTTTATATAGTTATTTCATTACCCGGACTTGTCGGAACAACTTCTGATACCTTAGCAATCACTCTACCAAAGAAGTTTTGGTTATTATTGATTTCTCCAATTTGGTTATCATTGATTTCTCCAACTGGACTTCCGATGTTATCTCCTAGCGTAGCGATAGAGTTCATATCGTATATCTTTTCTAATCCTGTGGCTGGATCTATTTCTATCGCACTCCACACGTAGATTGCAAATTGCCCACTAGTTGTTTTGCCAACTACTTGTCCGAAAGTTACATACAGATTGTTGTAATAAACTACTGTTTCCGTCTCATTTGTTTTTGATCTTTCGACTCTTGTTAAATATACTCTCATATTATTTAAGTTAAGGTGTTAATATTCCTAGATTAATAAGCACTTGTACTATTTGTCCTAATGTATAACCTCCCCAAGTAGCAGTATTATTAGCAATACCAGAAGTATTAGCTACAAATGCAGCCGCACCAATTGCAGTCGTTGCTCTTGCTACAGCTGTAACTCCGTAAAATCCTAAAAGATTAACTCCTGTTTCCAATACTTTCACCCCATTTACTGACAATAAATGCGTGCTTCCAGTTGGTACATTTAATTGTAAGCCACTTGCAAACCTACCAAGACCTGTTACCGTATTGGAAGGTGCTGTACCGGAACTGAAATTCAACTGTAATCCAAGGTTGACATTTGTAGCTGAATTAATTTGGATTCTGCTTGTTCCGTTTGTTGCAAATCCAAGCATATTAGCTCCACCGTCGAACATACCTTTGTCTGTCTGAGTAGAAAAAGCAAAGGCTGGTAAAGCAGCAGTTCCACTCTCAAAGGCTAATTGTCCATTGTTATTAATGTAAGCCATTCTACGGAACGAAGCACTAGCATTAGTTCCAATGTTTACCCATGTTCTATTAAATTCTGTTGCGTCTGTATCAGTGAACTGAGCTCCACGAATCCAGCCAGTAGCAGCGTCTGCAGGAACTGTAACTCCAGCCCCAAATCTGTTAGCATAAACTCCAGTTCCTATATCTGTTTCAAATTGTGCGTAGCTTATTCCCCCTGTTACCGTGACCGCTTTAAATCTATTTAGTAAACTTGAAGTTATTCCGTTACTGTCTACTCTGCTGTATTCTGTTAATGTTCCACCAATCATTACGGAATTGGTCTTTCTTGAAGACTCAGTAGTAAACCCTACATTAGTTAGTTGGTGAGTTTCTTGGTGTTGTATGAACTCACTAGAAGACGAGTTAAAAGAGGTTCGTTGATAAGTGTGAGTTATGTCGTTATTGGCAACTCCTACTATGTTATTTCTATCTATATAGCTAAGAGCTGTTGCGTCTGCTTCCGTACTTTCAAATTGCCGAACAAATACTTTATTAAACAAGTCCGCCTTACTGTTTAATGATCTGACTGGTACTCCAGCTGTCATTTGGACTATATCGACATCGTGTGTAAGTCCGGATTGTGTTGTTGTGTTAACGTAAGTTTGCTGATTATCACTTGCCCCTTGAATAAGTCCAAAACCTTGGACAAAATCTCCAAGTAAAATTGCTTCTGCTCCTGCACCAATTAAATTAATTGGATTTCCCATGTCGTCAAAACTTCTTAAAAACGTAAGGTGTGCCATTGGATTCACAAAACCTCCTCCTCCACCGCCTCCGATAATAACCGCTCTAACCGCTACATTTCCAGCACCGTCATCTACGAACTTTTGGTACTCCCTGTCTTTTCTACTTCCTGGTAAAGGCATATTATATTGATTTAAGTACTATTGCTGTGTCCCCATTAACATCTTCAACAAATTTACCATATTCATTTTGGTTTGTGTTGCTCGATAAAATAGCGGAAGTATTACCAGTTGTAGTTGTTACTACTCTAATACATACATTACCGCTATCATCAATGAATTTAGCTTGTTCTAAATCGTCTATGTTTAATGGAAGGGTCATAAATGAATTTTTGCTCCCATTTATTATTCTTATTATACAAGATTTCTGCGAAAACTCAAAGCTTTATTCTGTCGGTTTTAAACTTTGATATACTTTCTTTTCGTCTGAACTTAAATTCTTCCAACCTTTTTCTTTTAACTCTTCAAAAGTTAATGTTGATTTAGCTTCTGGTGGCTTAACTGCATTTGCTACTGCTGTTAAAGCTTCTGCTAATTGTGCTTTCTCTGATTTTCTTCTTGGAGCATTTCTTCTTATGTCTTCTGCAGGATTGTCAGATTTAGATTGTCCGTCTGTATGAACATATCCTTTCGCTAGACATTCTTTAATACGATTGCTTGGTACTGGTACAACACGACCGTACTTATTCAACATTTCAACATAATTATTGCTTATATTGTTTTCCTTTGTGAAGTCTGCAACTTGATCAGTTGGTAAATTTTCGTAAAACTTTTGTTTTGCTTTTGCTTCGTTTTCCATAGTTTATATTTAAAGACTATACAAACCCCCCAAAAGGGAGGTCTAATAAACTTTAAGATCTTAACTCTAAACCTGCATTGTCTCTTAATTCTATAACTCCATAGATCATATCAGTTACTGTTAAGAAACCTAAGTAGTCTAGTTTGTATTCTGATTGTACTCTTGGTGCTTGTTGAACCGCTGCTGCGATTGCGTCTCTGTGGAAATACATATTTGAAATGTTATTCCCTGCCTTTTGAATTTGTGTAGTCATGTATACTTCTGAATTGTATAACATACCAACTAATCCGTTTGGTCTAATTCCTTTACCGTCTCCAACTGCACCCATTGCGAATCCACCAGCATAACCAGTTCCGTCATAACGTGTGTAGTCGTCAATATCTCGTAAATCTCTTACTGCTTCTGGTCTAAGAACAAATACTCTGTCATTAGACGGTACATCAGCAACATCAAGTGTTTCTACTGCGTCTAACATAGCGTCTTCTGTAAGTGCTGTATTGTAAGCTCCTGCAAATTGAGAAAATGTAGTTGCAAGTGCTGCAATATCTGAATCTAAAGCTTGTTTTTCTGCGTAACCTGCTTTTTCAGTGTACTCACTCATCAAATTTACATTAGATTGAGCTTTGATTATATCTTCAACTAGAAAAGCTGTATATTTATGCTTGTTGATTAGTAAAGTTACTTGGCTTTCAGTAGGGTCTTGCAACGCTACTTGTGTGTTGTTTGCTTTGTCAAAAGCTTGAAGATTAGAAATACTGTTCATTTTGATTGATTGACCAAATTGAGCTACTTCTGCGTCTCTTGAACGATTAACTTTGTTACCTAAAATTAGGTTTGCTTCAAATGCTCGAATAGTTTCTTTTGACCATAATACTGGTGCGAATCCATTGTGCGATGTTTTGGTGATTTGATTAGCTCCTAAGCTCATAATATTTTGTTTTAAAGGGTATGTTTCGCTCCCTTAATTGTTTTAACCTAAGTCTTCTTCTATTGGTACATTTACTCTTAGAGTTCCTGTTACAGTTCCTCCTGCACCTTGTGTAGTAAGTTTTACTGTAATAATACTTCCAGCCAAAAAGTTGAACACACCTGTTGGAGCGTTTGTTGTATTTGGTGTAAATTCTACTGTGTTACCTAGAGCTTCTCCTGCTACTGTTGTTCCAGTCGAGTATTGAGCTACTACCGTAGAACCTACCTGTATTTGAGTTACTGCTGCTGTTGTAGTAAATCCACCTGCTGCGATTGCTTCTTCAAGTGTTGCTACAATTTGATCAGCTAAAATATAACCTGCTCCTAGTGTTTTATAGGTGAAAGTTGTATTTGCTACTGCATTCAAATCAACGATTGCTGTTGCTGTTAAATTTCTAAACATAATTGTTTTTGTTAAAGATTATTGCGAGTAAAATTTATGAATTTCTCCTCGTCTTTTTTCGTACTCTCCTGAAGACATTTTAGATATAGCTTCATCAGTTAAACCTGTGCCTGTACTTCCGCCACTTGTAACTTTTTTTCTTATTGTTAACTTTTTACCAGCTAATGAATCAATTAATGGTTTAAACTTAGTGTTGAAAATATCTTCTAATTTATAGTTTCGATATTTTGTAGTAGCTAAATCTACAAATTGTTCTGCTAGTGCAGGATACTCTCTTAGAATTGGGTGTCGTTTTGCAAATGATTCTACTTCTGATGTATCATCTTCTGCTTGAGCCTCTTCTTGAGTTTCGAGTTCTTCTTCCAACTCTTCTCTTTCAAGTATTAAATCAGTCATACGAGCCATACGTTCGTCTGGGTCTAACTCTTGAAGTTCAGCTTTGAGCATTTCTGCTTTAATCTTTGCTTCTACTTGTTTAAGCTTTGTTGCTGACTTTGTAGAACTTGCCTGCATTTCTTTGTAGGCTCGTTCTGCTTCTTCTACTGAAGCAAATTCTCGACCTGCAAATGTATAAACTTCAGGCGTCTCAATATCGGTGTCTTCTTCAGTTTCGCTAGTATCATCAGATTGAACTAGTTCGTCTTCTGCAAGGGCAATATCTTCAACGGTGTTGTCGTCTTCCATTTTATATAGGTTACAATATTATTAAGTGTTAAAAAACACTCTGCCAACTGATTCTAGGGAGCGGTTAAGAATCAGAAAGCGGACTATCTTCTAACTGGCCATCATTAAACAACCTCATTAATTCTCTATATACTTCTAGTTTCGCTCTTGTGTGTACATCGTTTTCTAGTTCTAGTTTATCCCTTAATATCTCTATCTGTGCTTCAATATATTCTACCAAAAAATCAAATGACGGACTAGCAAACATTAAACCTAATTTAGATTGCATTTCAGCAAATTCTTTTTCTAAGTTATATTCAGCTTCATTGATATCATTCAATAATTTTCTGTGCCTAATTTTTGTCTTGAAGTATTTAAACATATTATATTCCTCCAGTTATTGATTGAGTAAGTTGTTCTGCGTCTGTTAGTGGTGGCATTGCCCCCGCTATATCAGTCTTGCTTAGTGGTGAACCTTGTTCTGGTGATTGTGCTGGCATAGGTAATACTAATGATTGTCCGTCTGTTCCAGGGAATGTATTCATTATATCTACAAAGTTTTTTGTCATGTCTACGTTTACTCCTAGCTCTTTGTATTTTGTCGCTATCTCTGCTTTCGCTAATGCTTCATCTCTTTGATTAGATACTGAATCATAACTTGTAGAATCTGCTAGAACTGCAATATCAAAGAAATCATCGTACTTATCAAAAGTTGTTTTAGCTATTTGATAGAACCGTTTAGTCGCTCTATCTAATATAATAGGGTCTTTTGTAGCCCTTTGTGCTGTCATCATTAACATTTTACGACCTAATCTAGCCAATGCATGTTCTAAATTATCCTTGTAATACTTAAATCGTGTGTTAAATTCAGCCCACCTAATCTTTTGTCCTGTTGCAAGATTAGTAAACCCATTCTCTCCTGAAGATTGCGAGGTGTCTATTGTTCCTGTAACTGATTGCATTTCAGTATTTAAACTGTTCGCTTCCTCATAACTCGACCTTGTAATGTCTGGCATATCTATTGGTCTAATATCCTCAAAACTAGCTGAATCTATTATATTACCTGGTCTACTTACCATTTTTCTAACATCTACACCTGCTCCACGTCTAACCCACCACATTCTATTCATAACAAGATTAACATTGTCAAACCTTTGATTCCTTACTAGATTGTAAGCTTTGTGTTGGTCCAGGATAGGACTTAATGCTCCACGACCAATAGCTTGGTTTGGTACTTTTGACGGTGTAAACTTTTCCCAAGGCATAAACTCTATTTTCTTGCATTCAAGTAAAACAGTATCATTAACAACTGATAACATTACCATAGTTTCTTCTTCATCAGTTTCTTTTAGCTTAACATAACCATAATAATATTTAACACTAACTGACGGATCAGCAGGATTCTGATTGTATGGTACTCCTTGAACTGTGAATTTTTCAGTTACCTTAGAATCGAAATCACTATTAGAATTTCCACAATCATTTAACCATTCAACAGATTCTTTATAAAACAAATGTTTGTTTCTCATTAGATCACCTTTGAACACTTCTGACTGATACTCAATAATAGATCTCATATCATCAACCCTAGAAATTCTAGGATCAAAATAAACCGTCAAAGTATCAACTGATTCAAAAGTAGGATATTCAATCTTTACAACTTCTTTTTTAAGTTCGACTTCTTCTCCGTCTTCTCCGTCTATTATTTCAGTTTCTTCTGCTAACTCTTGGTAAAAATCCACTTTAGCCCAACCAATATCCATAACTAATCCTGAAATACTCCATTCGTCTAGCTTATCTTTACAGTTACCTAACCACCAAATGTAATTTAAATACAACTGCCCTAGTTCAGCTTCTAAGAACATAGCGTCTGTATCGTCTTTCGTTGCTTCGTCTAACTTCTCAAGTAGTCTTGACGGTGTCAAAGGTGTAATTACCCACTTCGGATCATTACTAACTAATCTTGGTGCAATCTTTTGTAAATGCTCAAACAGTTTAGCAAAACATAATGAACTTTTGCCTTTGCCTCGTTCAAAATCAAAAACAAATGTATTTTCGAACAACTCTAACATCTTCTGTCTTGGTATTTCTAACTGGGTGCTATAATAGTCAAAGGTATCCTTACAATGACTAACTAATGCAGTCTTTTGTTCTTTTGATAGTTTTATGTTTTCTTCTAGGTACATATATCATAGCGTTGCTCCCTATGAATTTGATGTAATTATACCCTACTTATTATGTTGTTTCAATAGCCATTCTGTTTTTTCTTGATTCAATTCTAATTCTGAATCCATTTTATTCTGATAACTTATATCCCTATCAGCTTTTGCATAATCTATTCCAGTAGACTGGCTCATCATATACAAATCTTTAATTGCAGTTTCAGCTGGTATCTTACCCATTACAATAACTGAATCCGTAACTTGCTTTTTTAGCAGACAACTAGGACAACTAAGCTTTCCCTCTAATCCTTTCTCCATTCGCTCTCTCATATCTTCTCTAGCTGAACCATACCAAAGTCTTTGTCGCTTCTCGCAACACTTACAAAATACATAATAATTGCAATCTATCATTCTACCTCTAAAAGGTATCAAGTCAAGCATCTCATCGGTGGTAAGTTTTGAAGAATTCATATTTTATGTTATAGTTTAATAGCCATATACTGGCTCTCCGTACTCATTATATTGTATATTTACTTCTTCGCCTCCTGATTGGAATTGTATCATAGCATTCTTTAAATGTTCTAATGCTTTTGGCATTAGTGCGAGTGCGTCTGCATAGTGACTTGTCCAATCGTGATAAGGCTCATCATCATACATATTTCTAGTTTCGTTCCATTGTCTACGGTAAGCTTCTAAAGCTCTTATACCCTCGTCACACTTAGTTAAATCAAAAAACAGTCTAGGGAATATAGGTCTGAACTCTTGGATTACACTTAGTTTACTTTTTGGTCGCTCTATACTTTCCGTTTTAAATCTGTTGGCAATCATAAACTCTTTGAATGTTTGCAGTGATTTAGGGTCTCTTTTGTTTGAATCGTGAGGTAAAAACATCGTTCCGTAAGTATACCCTCGTTCTCGTAATGCTTGAACATAAAAGCCCCACTCTTTGTTATCATCATATACAATATCTATTACTCTCACCTCTAGCCCTTTAACTTGGAAAAACCAACATACCATTTTATCTGATAAACCTATATCCCATACGGTGTGGACTTCTTCGTACGGTAACAGCGGAACTAATCCTATTCTGTTTTCTTTGTTTGCTTGTATCATATCAGAACCGTATATAGCACCTTTGACAATAGTATAATCCCAACTCCCATATCTCCATTGAGCTTTTAAGTCTGGTGGTAAAGATTCAAGATAATTGATATAGTCAGGATCTATCTGCATTATAGTAGGATTGTCTTCGACTGTTGCTGGTATATATATTCTTGTTCGACCGCTAACCTCATCAGTGTATTGTTCTCCTGGTATTCTCCTTTCAATAAATCTTCTCTTAACCCAAAACCTACCAACTCCGTCAGGATTGGAAGTACAGAATATTTGAGGTTTCAGTCCTGGAACTGTTGAACGGCAAGAACTAATCAACTTCATATATAACTCTTCACTAGCAATCTGTGTTAGCTCTTCTATCAATATCTTTTGGTATTCGTGACCTTGATACTTAGTGAATGCTTGGTCGTCTTTAAGGTGTCCTGTAACGATTGTAGCACCACTAGGGAATCTAAATTCATTACCAACAAAAACAGCTCCAACTGCTTCGTACTTAAGCCTTGCTCTAGCTATCCAGTCGTTTAGGTCTGTTGCGTTCCGTCTAATCACTAGCCCTCTGTATCTTGCATTATCTTTGTCATACAAAAGCCACATAATCCCTGCGTCTGATTTGCCTCCGCCTCTTGCACCGCCAAAAAGTATCTCAAAAGAATTAGTTCTTAATGCTTGCTCCTGTTTTTTATGAGGCTTCCATATCATCTTTCTTGGGTAAATAGAAATTTACTGTTTCACCGTTTGAGGTAAGGTCTGTTAATGTCTTTTCACTCATACCGTGATTGGCTGATAAGATTAGCTTTGCTATCGTTGAATTATAAGCTCCTGACAGTCCATTATCTAGCAATCTATCCTTTTGTTCTTGCTTGATTTTAGTTAAAGCCTTTGAAAATTCTGGGTAAAGCTTCTCCCAATCACACAAAGTAGACACTACATGTCCAATATAAACAGCAAACTTTTCTATCGTAGGCAAGTTGACTTTAAGTACTCTTTCGTAAGTAGTAGCTCCACTAGAAGGATTTTCTGATTTAATAATTGTACTTACCTCGTCTTTGTATTTACTTAGGTATTCATCTGCCTTTTCTATGTATTCAGGTTTGTATTCTGTTGGTCTACCTTTTTGTTCGTGTAAATGTTTTGGTTTTCTAGGTGTCATAAGAAGTTTTAAATTACTTATATTGTAACACTATTCTAATTAGTCAGCAATAAGACTTTTATCT